AAACGCTAAGTATTTGGTTTACTATAACATTGATTTTAGCGCGACGAGTTACTGGCAAAGCCGTGATCGCATGACTACAATGCAGCGACAAGAGAACGAGGTCTTTTGGGTATTTTCAAAAGGCGGCATTGAATACGATATTTATAAAACCGTGCAACAAAAAAAAGACTTTACTCTTGCGATATTTAAAAAACTTTAATTATATTTGACCACCGCCAAGAGAAAACACACAACTAACAACACCTCTCTTTTGCACTTGGCGGTCAATCGAGGGGTGTTTGTTTTTAAGCCAATTCTATTGGATTATATAACTTTTTAAGCTATGGAAAAATATGAACAAATTTTAATGTATACAGTAATGACAGTATTAGTTATAGCTATTATGGCTATTGTATTTGCAGGTTTAATTTTTCTTTATCACTTTGTTAAAAATTGTTCAAATCCTAAAAGATGAAATACATTTTAATTTTTGTACTATATGAAATGCTTAGGCCGTATTTAATTCGATTGTTCCACTACATAATATCACGACTTTGACCGAGCAGCAAATACAAACAAAGATAAAACGCAAACTGGTTGAGCGTGGTTGGTATGTCACGAAACTGATTAAGACATCGACCAACGGCATTCCCGACCTTTTAGCGATTAAATACGGCAAGGCGATGTTTATAGAAGTGAAACGCGAAGGCGGGAAGCTATCGCTCATTCAAGAGCTGCGCATCGAGGAACTAAAAGCCGCAGGGGCAATTGTAAAAATATGGACTGACTTTGATACTGATTTTAACTAAAACAACCCTGACTATGACACCAAAAGAAAAAGCAGAAGAATTATATAATAAATATCTAATTTTAATAGTAGACGATATTATTGATATGAAAATTATATATGGTACTTTGACTCATAAATTAGCTAAACAATGCGCTTTGATTGCAGTTGATGAGATATTAAATCTTTGTTGGGGCGGGAATAAAATAGGTATAAAAAAAAAACAAGAAGTTAAAAAAGAAATTGAACTACTATGACACCTAAACACTACGAGAACCAGCAGCAATACGATGTCATCGACATCATTAAGGATTACGACCTCAATTTTAATGAGGGTAATGCAGTCAAGTATATCGTAAGAGCGAGACGCAAAGGCGCACACCTTGACGACCTACGAAAAGCGATGCACTACCTCGACCGCGAAATTATACACTACGAAACTAAACTAAAATTTAAGTAATATGACGGCAATAGAATGGTTAATAAATGAATTTGAATTATATTATAACGGAGAATCTGAACTTTTTTATTATCAAATTATAGAAAAAGCCAAAGAAGTAGAAAAAGAGCAGATTATTGATGCTTTTGTTGAATGTTGGAAAGCAAATATGCCAGATGGCTTTGAGTGTAAATTAAGTGCTAAACAATACTACAACGAAACATTCAAACAATGAGAGCAGGCTCTAAAATATACAAAGGCCTTGAGGTGCCAATAAGCGCACCAATCCACATCAATAAGCAAGGGCGTGAGTTTTATATAAGTGGACTTTGTTACAATACCGCTTTTTGCCGTTATATAGATACAGGAGAAATAATTGAGATAAAAAGTAGTTTGGTATCGAAATATTTAGTAGGTTTGTAGCGATATGGTAAAACCGCACACTATAAGTACACAAATGTGGCTTGAACAAGAGGACGACGATCTTGGAATGGGTGGGAGCTTTGTCGAATTTCGGGTAATGGTTGATAGTATCAACGGCTACTGGATCGAGAACGAAAGCGAAATATGTATTATAGTGCAAGGGACGGTCTACTATGTCGAGAATAACGAAGCCCTATTGCTTTTTTTATCGGAATATTTTAATCCTATGACCCTGTAATGCTCGAGGAATTAGCCAAAAAGGATGCCCAATGGCGAAAGATGGCTTTTCAAATATGCAAAGACAAGGATTTAGCGGATGAGTTAGTACAGGAAATGTATCTTAAATTATATCAAAATACCAATCTAATAAAAGAAGGGTATATTTATACAGTATTAAGAAACTTATTCTATGACTATGCTAAAACTCAAAAGGATATAATAGTAGATTTTAGTAATATCGAGATTGAGGACACGGAATACGTCGAGCCAATCGACTACAAGGAACTGATAAAAGGTTTCACCTGGTATGAACGCACAATGTTTGAGGTCTCAACTTTATATGGCCAGCGTGAAATGGCAAGGAAAACAGGAATACCCCTCCAAACAATCCATCGAATCTCCAAAAAAGTAAAAAATAAAATCAATGGCAAAAAGAAGGACTAAAAAAGAAATGCAAGGCTTAGGCGATGTAATCGCTAACATAACCAACTCAGTTGGGATTGAGCCTTGTCAAGGTTGCAAAGAGCGTCAATTCGGACTCAATCGTTTATTTAACTTTAAAAGAGTTAAAAGTGAGATGTCACAACCCGACAAAGAAATGTTTAAAGAGTTCCTCGAGCTTAAAGGACAGCGTGTAATCGATGCAAAGCGTACCGAGTTAAACTTGGACGACGTGACCTATTTAAACGCCTTATATCTCAATTATTTTGGTCTTGACAATAGCAACTGTCCAACCTGCTCAAAAGTACATGAGCAAATAATTAAGGATTTATACAAATTGTATAATTATGCCAATTAGTTTTGATTATGATGGGACACTCTCAACCAAAAAAGGCAAGGAGATGGCCGCTAAATTTATAAGCGATGGCAAAGATGTTCGTATACTTACTGCTCGCAATATTGCTGACGATAATAGCGACCTCGAATCAACCGCCGAAAACTTAGGCATTGACACAATTTACTACACTAACGGCCGAGATAAATGGTCATTCGTTATCAAATACGGCATAAAAGAACACTATGACAACAACCAAGAGCAAGTCGACAAAATCAATGAAAAAACAAAAGCAAGAGGAATTCTATTTGTTGGTTGATTTTTTAGACAAATTAATCGACAACAAGCCCGAAGACGTTACACACAACGAGCTTTGGCTTGCACCTAACCTATTTGATATTTTAAAACTCAAGGAATACCGAGATTTTAAGATTCAAACCGACAAAAATATACCAGTTAACCAAGTAATAATAGGACAATTCAATATTAATAGTTAATTTGTATTAATTATGGATAATAGAAAAAATAATGGCGGACACAGCACAAAAGCAACTCGGCCTGATGACAAAAGAAAAAACAAATTCAAAGAGGAAATTAACGAGGCATTTAATACCGAAGACATTATTCAAGTTTTAACAATGCTTAAAATAAAAGCAATCGGAGATGAAGACGTTCCAGCAGCTAAATTGTTTTTAGAGTATACCGTTGGCAAACCTGATCAAACTATCGATGTTGAAGGAGTTACAATTCCTATAATTGATATGAGTAAATGGACATAATACCTCCAAATTTAACTACATACCAAAAAAAAATATTAAACTCAAAATCACGTTTTACTATTACTGAGGCTTCAACCAAAGTAGGTAAAACGTTTTCTCATATTATATGGCTATTTGGTAAAGCTCATGAAAATGAAAACCAACAAGGCCATAACTATTGGTGGGTTGCTCCTGTATTTAATCAATCTAAAATCGCATTTAATCGACTTAGACGATATTTGGCAGCTACAAAATTGTATAAATTTAACGAGACAAATTTAATTATCTATTGCCCAAATGGAGCGGAGATACATTTTAAGTCGGCAGAAAAACCTGATAATTTGTATGGGGAGGATGTTTACGCTTGTGTATTTGATGAGGCACCAAGAGCAAGAGAGGAAGCGTGGTTTGCTTTACGTTCGACATTAACTTCAACAAATGCGCCTTGTAAATTAATAGGCAATTTTGGTGGCATTTCAAACTGGGTGCATAGATTAAAGGAAAAAGCCAAAACCGATAAAGAATACGAATATTTTAAAGTCACTTGCTGGGATGCAGTAGCTGAGGGCATTATTGAGGAGGAGGAAATCCTGCAAGCAAAACGAGATTTACCCGAAAAAATATTTAAGGAACTTTATGAGGCCGAACAATCTGAAGACGAAGGCCAATTAATGACCAATGAAAGCATAGTAAAATTATTTTCAAACACACATATTGAAAGCGGTATAAAATATATTACTGCGGATATCGCTCGATTAGGTCGAGACAAAACAGTAATTTTTTGCTGGGATGGATTTAGGGTTGTAGAAGTTTTTGAAATGCAAGTTTCAAGGGTTGACGAAAGCGTCGACGCTATAAATAAGTTAGCCGAAAAATATAATGTAAACCGCAATAATATTATTGTGGATGAAGATGGAGTCGGCGGAGGAGTTAAAGATTATTTAAAATGCTTAGGATTTACCAATAATGCTAAACCAATAAAATATAATAATAAAGAGGAAAATTTCCAAAATATTAAAACTCAATGCTATTATAAATTAGCCGAGACCGTAAATCGAAATGAAATATACATAAATTGCAATGAAAAGCAAACTGAGCAATTGACTGAAGAGCTTGAAATGGTAAGATTGGCAAGAGAAACGGATGCCACAAAAATTGCTTTAATAAACAAGGACGAAATCAAAAAAAAAATAGGAAGATCTCCAGATTATTCCGACGCTTTAATGATGCGGATATTTTTTGAATTAAAGCCAGTTCGCAAGGTTATTATTACTTAGCCTATCGATAAGAAAATCGCGAAACGTTATCATAACGTAGGGCAACTGCATGAATTTTTCCAAAAAATAAACAAAACCACAAAAATCAGTTATATAAGTATGAGAGTAGTAATCCCAACATCGCTAAGCGAGATTAAATTGTCGCAATACCAACGCTACCAAAAGGTATTAAAAGACAACCAGGACGATGAGACATTTGTCTGCATTCAAATGGTAGCTATATTTTGCAATCTAACCGTTGCCGATGTAATGAAAATCCCTGTCAACGACTTCGCAGAAATTATTGAAACTCTTGCAAAAGTTTTAGATCAAAAGCCAAAGCTAGTCCGCACGTTTAAAATGAACGGTATTAATTACGGATTTATACCGAACTTTGATAAGATATCACTCGGCGAACATGCGACAATTGACACGCTACTTGGAAACGATGACAACATACCGCTTTTGATGTCGGTACTTTATAGACCTATTAAACGTAAAGCAGGAGAATTTTATGAAATTGAGGAATACACTGGTGACGAAAGCAAGGCAGATTTTTATAAGGATGTGCGAATGGATATTGTGGTGGGTTCGATGCTTTTTTTTTGGACTTTAAACAAGGAATTGTTGAGCAATACCCTATTGCATTTGGAGGACAAGGCAGCGAGGGAGGGAATGAATTTGGAGGAAATTTTGGAGAACGCTGGGGGTGGTATCAATCATTTATACGAATTGGACGTGAACTTAAAATCCATATTCGAGACGTGGGAAAAGAGCCTCTTCACGAATCACTCACGCTATTATCATACCTAATCGACGAAGCCGCTGAGGAGGCAAGACAAATTAAAAAACAAATGAAATGAGAGCATTTTATCAGGCAATAGATTACATAAGAACGACGCTCGAAAGCGCGCCTCTTTTAAACACGATTACTCACGGCACCGATATAATCGACAACGTGAAAAAAAATATATTCCCACTGGCTCATATTAACGTACTATCGTCAGTCGTTAGTAATGGCGTTGTGACTTTTGTATTTGAGGTGGCAGTGGTTGATATTCGCAATATCTCAAAGGTCAGAGGCAACGACAAATTTTTGGGCAACGACAACGAACTTGACAATTTAAATACGTGCCACGCGATACTCAACTACATGATCACTAAGATGAATTTGAGACGCAACGACAATGATATTGAATTGCAAAACGAGCCAAGTTTACAGCCGATATTTATGGCGTTCACAAATGCGCTCGACGGTTGGAAGTGTGATATTGAGTTGAGTATACCGAACGACGATTTTAGCGTGTGCTGCGATGGAAACTAAAATAGTACAACAGGCCCTAAATGATTTCGGCGCTTTAATTGTTGAGCGAGCGCAAGAGAATTTAAAACGAGGGGGCAAATATGGCACACATAACGCAAGCGGAAACCTATCAAGGTCGCTCACGTTCAAAACGAAGATAAACCCGAACTCTTTAGAGTTTGACTTCTTTGCTGAGTCGTATTGGAAGCTATTGGACTTTGGAACAAAGGGAAGTCAATCAAGTAATAAGGCCCCACAATCGCCGTACAAGGCCAACGCCTCAACAGGTGCAATTGATAAATGGGTTGTTCGCAAGGGGCTGAAAGGCACCCGAAGTGGCAGCGGTCAATTCACAAGCCGTAAGGCTTTAGTCGGAGCGATAACCCGCTCGATAAATAAGACAGGAACGCCT